GAGATGCTAGAGACGCAATGATGGCGCCGGTGTCGGTAAAGGCGACAGTGTCTGCCGTAGCATCGTTTGCAACGGAACCAACTTTGTAGAAGACAGTTCCGGCATCTGCCGTCCGGTAGACTTCGCATGTGACGGAAGGATGCTCCGTGATCCGCAAAGTCGGAATAGTAAGATTGACCGTCAGGTTAGAGGATGCCGTGGTCGCTGAGACGGCAACTGATGGAGCAGATCGATGGATCTGGCCCCTTGCGTCCGTGGTTACATAAATGACTCGATACTGATAAGTGCCTGCCGTCAGTGATCCACCTCCTGCAACTGCTGCACTGACATTCTCCGGAAACAAATGAAATCCGTGTTCGACAATATCCTGGGAGTCATAGATGGATAAGAATCCACCGGCTATGTGTAGGTTTTCACCTAGCTCTTCTGCCAGGAATGAATCAGACTTGGTGAAATCGATGCTGGAAAATGACAGACCTTTGACCGAGTACAGATCATTTTCTGCACTGACAAGCCTTGTCTTGATCTGCAAAGGTACTTTGTAAATACCGGCGTTGGCTGCTACGGCACTGGACAAGGTCGAGTCTGCCAGGATTCCTCCGCCGACTGACGTGTGCATCTTTGCGACGACAAGACCAGAGTTGTCCATGAGGAAGTAGGTCGTCTGAAGATCACTACCATGAACTGCAACAACGTAGGTCTTTGCGTTGTAATAAAATGCTTTTGATGCCAGACCGACGGATCTTTTTAATACGGACGCCGATCCAAGAGACGAGGCGCTAACATCATAGGTCCGTGTTTTGACAAAATGGTTATAGTCTGCCGTAGCATTCATCTCATAAATGCAGACGATGTCGGTGCCATCCGTGGACAAAGTTACACGAGGAATGATGGTGCTTCCAGATTCTATGGTCTCAGTGTCAACTGCCGTCAGATCAAAGATCATCCTGGTCAGCTTCAGACCGGCACTTCCGGCATCCGTTGAATAGGCAACGTAAATATCTTCGTCGTTATTTGGATCTTTAAAAATGGCTAGTGAGTCTTTTGGATCTGACGAGATGGTTGTCGGTGAACTGTATCCATTGGCTGGACCTCCGACGGTTCCCTCAGAAGATATGTAAGCAACCTGGACTTGGCTGCTAGAATTACGATAGGCAAAGATGGCGTCCTTCTGGTTGTACTTTGCAACATCAAGTTGCTGACCAGATGTGGCTGCATTGGACGCCAATTGCACGGCAGAGGCAAAAATTGTTAGATCAGTATTGTCTAAGAGTCGGATGTCAATGTCGTCGTCAGAATCCTCCACATAGACCACACCAAGTCTGCCATCTAGTTCCACACACCTCGGCAGTTTGCCGGTTGCTGAGATCGATGTATTGTTCTGGATCATGGCACCAGAAACGGCATCAACAACCGAGGCACGGACTCCGCCTTGAGTATCCTCCCACGCCGTCAAAAACAAACCGTTGCCATAAGCAACATCTGGCTGGCTTTGTTCAAAGTCGTTGCGGATTAGATCCGTTGAGCCAATGGTGACTGATAAAGATCCGCCTTTGTCAATCCACTCATCACGTCCGGAAGAATAGGAATAAAGATTCGAATTAGAAAAAAGCAGAAGTTCATCCTGAAAACGTGTAAGTGCGTCGCCGGATGAAATTGTTGATCCGCCTGAAATCTGCCTGCCTAGTTTAGAATAGCCTTTGCGTTTTGTGATCGTACTGCCGGAAGTAAAAACACCGTTTTCAAGCTCAGTTAATGAACTTGGAAGGACCATTTTTTGATCCGTCTTGGTGTCGATCCCTCCGCTTAGATCAACCGGAACAAACGCTTTTTCTAAAGCCATTGCTACTTCTTATTCGCAACTTTTAATTCAGGCTTTTGCTCTTCTTGTTGTTGATGTAAAAGAATCTCTTCCATACCGAGAAGCCGGTGCAATCGTGCTTCTATTTGTGGCACCTTTGCCAACTCATTCTTTGTTTGATTTATTTCTTTTTGGATCTCTTCTAATGTCATTTATGCTCCTTCTAAAGCGGTTACTTTTGCTGAAAGTTCTTGGATTGCTTTGACTAAAACTGGGACCATATAACCATAATTGACAATCCAAGGAATGATTTGATTGTCTTCTTCTGAAACTGCATCTTCTATTGGATTCGATTCTGAATCTCTTGGTGCATTGATAGTGAATGGTAAAACGTCAATAATTTCTTGCGCGACCATACCTGTCCATTGTCCTCGTTTATTATAATCGTCACCAACGTCTGATGGGTCATTCCATTGAAAATCCCTGATTCGTAGTGCATTTATTTTTTCCAAACCATTTATTTCTGTGTCAACAATATTTTGTTTTAAACGTCTATCTGAAGCAGTAAAAAGTTTTTCATTTCCCCAATACAAGGTAATTGGATTTGTTAATGAAGAAGCAGAACTTAGTTTTCTATCACCTCCCGTACCTGTCGTACTTACATATACCCCACCTCCAGCACTTATTGTACTAGATGTAAACATACGTCCATTTACCAACGTCATCACATTAGTTGCAGACGTATAATCATAAAAATTTAATGGGTCATTTGATTCTGAATTATCGACTGATACATTCCATTTGTTAGATCCATCGACAGTGTATTGAAATGTTGCATCTCCTCCACCAGTTGAAGAAACTCTCATCATTGCTGTTCCAGTATTTGAAGAATCTGCTTCCACAATAAAACCTGCATATCCACCATACTGAATGATCTTACAAGCGGTGTCCGCAACATTTCCTGCATCGCAAGTAAATTTATACGATGGGCTTGTATCGCCAATACCAACTTTTCCATCATTTTGGAATGTTGCTAAAACTGTTGTGCCGTAACCAATTTTAAAATCGTTAGAATCAGCGAATAAACTGTATTTTTCTGCCTGTCCTGTGTCGTTAATCGTTAGACTAGGAGAAGTATCTCCTTTTATTTCTAACGTTACATCACTACCACCTAATCCAGGTGCAGGATTATCTGTCCCAATCCCAACATTTCCAGAGGAATCAATCTTTAAAGCATCGATTGTGGAACCACCAGTAATACCAACTTTAAATAGATGTGTACCTTGCCCTCCAGAATTAGTTGGATGGGACCAGTATTCCATTTCATTAGAGTTACGCCTAATTCCATTTCTTAATGTTCCACCAGCATCATCCCAATAAATAAATTTAGTGTTGTCTAATCTTATTTGACCAGCACCCATGTCCAGGGCTTGTTCTGGTGCTGCCGTTCCTATACCTATCCGATTATTTGAAGCATCGATTGAAAATGTATTGGAATCAAAATTAAGAGCATCAACTGCATTATTTAATGTGACATTTACTGTTTGAGCGGAGAGGTCTAGGGTTCCAGAATTAACATTGATCTCACCGCTAGATGCTATTGTCAGATCAGTCCCATCCCCCTCGATCTTTTCTCCGTCATCTCCAAAAACTAAACCAACATTATTGGGAAGATTAACGTCTGCAGTTGCAGTCAGATTAATGTCTGCACCAGATGTCAGTGTCAGGTCAGTGTTATCTCCTTCTATCTTCTCACCAGTTCCAAAAGTGACTCCAACATTGGCAGGAACAACAACGTCCGTGGTTGCGGTCAGGTTAATTGCTCCACCAGATGCAACCGTCAGATCCGTCCCATCTCCAACAAGATACTCACCTCCTTTGTCAAAAAAGTAGAGACGCCGGTCATGTGCCATCCTGACAACCTCGTTGCCATCATACTGCTTGAAGATGATGTCTTTGGCGTCTACCTCATTCTCGATGACCAGATCAGAAGAGGAGTTGCTGATTTTCCCAATTGCAGTTCCATTGTCCTTAAAAGTCAGGACTCCAGAGTTTGAATCTAGATTGATATCACCTTCGGCATCTAATGTAATTGTGTTCGATCCACCGGTTGCAGCAATGGAGATGTTTCCACCAAAAGAGGTTGATGTGGTTAGCATGGTGCCTGTCTCATCTGGCACCGTAATGTTGTTGGAACCGGCTGAAGATCCGGTGTATTTAAGGGTTACATAGGCATCAGACCCAGATGATCCATCATACTTGTAGAGCAGGATGTCTCCATGAGCCATTTTTGCTCCAGAAAAGGGACTCAGAGTCGTGTCAAACTCAAACCGGTAGATGCCTGAACCATAAAGCACTTGTGCATCAGTTCCGCCCATTCCATCAATTGATCCGCCGGTTGTTTTGACATTTGCTCCATTAGTAATCTGGACTGCCTGTCCTGAACCGTTGTACCAATAAAGGTTTCCGCCGGACTGATAAACGGAATAGTTGGTGCCGGAGCCGGTTGCGCTTGAGTCAAAAGTCAGACGTTTTAATTCAATGGCAGCATTTCCATTAAATTCTAGATCGGAATTTATGTTGAGCGCCGACGGTGTAAGTTGGACGCCTTTTCCGGAAGTGTGGTCATGCTGGTCAATGGTAGTAAAATTTTCGTTTACTTCCGTTGCCCAATCCGGTCCTGCCGTTTGTCCGACACTCGGCTCATTGAGTGACATATTTGGTGTTGGCATTATCTTCCTCTAGTAGAAATAAATGTCTGCCGTTGCCGTGGCACTGGCTTTGAGAATAATCTTCCGGTCCTTAAAATCATTTGCCGTGTCGCTTTCAAAAATGACCGAGTTGGTTTTTAAGCGTGTAATGATAAATCCTTCGTAGTCTCTTCCGAGCTTGTGTTCCACGAGTGTGTCAGAGGTTGCAATGCTCAGATCCTTGATCAAGACGCCGTCTGAGATCGGCAACTCCAGCAAAGGATTCAGTGTCGTTTTGATATGCGACTGTAACCGTGTGACCTCCTCGTTGGGACTCCATATTTGTGTAAAGTTGACTCGGCCCATCAGTACATAAAATATTGCTCGTATGCTGCAACATTGGTGACTCGTGCCGGTTCGCCTGAGTCTCTATCCTCTGCCATGATTTCAATCCGTTCCAGCAATCCCTGCTTCACATACACAAGGCCAGAAATGTCAGACTCTTCTTTTAGCATCATCATAATTGCCGAATCCACTGAGACATACTGGCGCCATCCTGCATTGACGAAATCCTGCATTGATTCCAGTGTGCCGTAGACCGTTGGATCTGATAGTGCCGACGAGTCTAGGTCCGTCACCACTGTCGTTGATGTGACACTGCTCACGGTTTGCTCGACGTTGTAATTCGTTGCAAAGAAACCGATTGCATTGATCTTGTCACCGGCAACAAATGAATGAGTCGATGGCACGGTCCAGGTTGTGGTTGAGCCTCGACTGATTGCAGAAGGTGTCACCGATTGAAGTTTCCTCGGATGAGGAATGTACCAAAGCGTCGCCGTGTTATTGCTGGGACTTGGTGCAAACACGATGTTGTTTGCCTGAATCCGATACTTGACATCCCTTGCGTACCGGACCAGTGAATCACGAGTCCGGTCTGCAAAGTTGTACCGTTGAAGAGGCGTGTTCTGATTGGTATTGATATTCAGATCCACACCTCTTGCTTTGTAAAAGTCAGATGGTAATGAGTAGGTATCTGTTCCACTGGTTACCGTGATCGAGGTCGAGGTCAGAAAATAATCATCGTTGTATTTGCTCACGAGAATGTCGTAAAGCTCAGACCATGAATTATTTAAATAACCATTTAGCTCGGCATCAGTAACAAACTCCGAGTTGACTTGATCGGCACGTTGCCGTGCCTCGTCTCTCAGCGTGTTCAGCGCAACAAAATCCGTCATTAGTAATCCATCTTGTAGGACATCATGATTCCGTGAATCGCCGTCAGAATGTCATGCTCGTCTCCGCCATCAATCGCATTGCGGAGTTCGCCTGCCATCATCAGTTGATCATCGGAATATTCCATTTCCATTTCTTCGCCGTCATAATCCTCTTCCTCAGAGTGGTGGCCTTTTTTCTGACCACCACCTAATCCGAGGATCACCATAGCAGCGTCCTTCGGACCCTTCATGGTTACGCCGTGGCGAAATAACAGTTATATCCAGGCGCTCGGCATCCGAGTTGGTAGTATCCACCCATTCGGACTTCGACTCCGTCATAACCGTTTTGACGCAACATGCGGTTCCCATCGTGCGAGAGGATATCAATGGCGTTTCCTATCGAGTAAAGCGCCCAGGTATCCATCTGCAACAAGTAACCGGTTCCGGTAGGACAATCTTTGTCAGCGACGACATCGATAATCCCATGCGGTCCATATAATTGAAGAGACCTGAAACCAAAGTTCTGAGCCGGTCCAGGCTGACGTGCGCCGGTGACCTGAGCATCGAGCAACAATTCTAATGTTGCAAAATCCTCAAAACTCAAGAAAGCAACGTCAGGCTTTCCGCCTTCTCGTGCCGTGGTTGCAGCAGCTTCAATGATGGTCTGCTTCATGTTGGTGTCAAAGGCTTGCCTCTGTCCGCCAAGACGTGTGGTGTCTTTGGTTCTATCCTGACCAAAAAACGCCGTTGATCCTGGGGCCGAGGAAGGAATCCAATCCTGCAATCCAGCCATGACGAGATAGGTTCCTGGTGTGACCAAGTCACCTTCTGGAATAATGAAGTCGCCTGAAGCAACGCCAGAGACGGAGTTCAGGTTTCCGCTCAGAGTGATCTGATTGGAAGCTGCCATTCTGTCAACGGCAACAACTGACAAGGCTGCTCCTGAATCACGGAGTGATCCGGTGGAGGTCGAGTCAGTGAAGACAACCTTCATCCCTACTTCAAAGTTGAGACTGTCGGCGTCTGTCGCCAGATCAAGATTGGTGTTAGCTGCCGGTGTAGCTCCAACAACTCCGATTGATCCGGATTGGCTTCTGAACATCTGCCTGGAAAGCGTGTCTCCAAGAGTCTTAAGGCCAAGGTCGGTCTCAGTGGTCAGTGCTTCCAAGAAGGCATACTCGTTTCCTTTAGATGCCTCGATGGTCTCACCATCCACGGTCACGACGGCGTAGTTTTTCACACGAGTCAGGAGAAATTCTCCAAGACTTGAGGAAGTGGCATTGCTTTGCGCCGTGGCAAAGGTAGCACTACGTCCTTGAGGTCGGGCATAGATAATTGGCAGAGGCATATTTTTCCCACGGAACCTAGTGTTCTTAGGGACCATCTGCAAAAACGGATGATCGCTATAAGCGACATCCATCGGCTTCTTATCGATATAATACTGTTTTAGTGCGTCATCCCACGCCGTAAGCGTGGTTGCTGGTGTGGCTTCTGCCATTGTGAATAAACTCCAGAAAAAGAAAGTTTCGTTTATTCACGAGACCTTGTTCTGAAAACGGACAAAGCACGTTCTAGACGTTCATCTTGCGTCAACGGCTCAGTCGGTTTTCTAGGAACCGATGCTCGTGAAGCTGATGTGCTTAACGTCCTTGATCTCTTTCTCTGGACTGACCGTGAGGTAGGCTCTTCGTTGGCGACGGTTGGCGCCGGATTCCTCTGAAAGCGAGGATGTCTAAGTAGTTTCTCTGCTTCCTTGGCGTAGTAGTCTTCTACCATGCCGAGGAGCGTGTGGTCGTCTAATAACTTACCAGTATCCTTTGCGTACTGTGACGATGTTTCAAGTAAAATGTCCTTCGCTTCGTCCCACATAGACGAAGTAATGCCGTAATTATCGTCTGAGTCAGCAAGGTTTTTAAGCCGGTTTGTGTAAGCATTGACTTTCTGATTCGCTTCTAGTTGTGCCTTCTCGGTCTCAAGCCGGTTGAGCCTCGCTTCAAGGTCCGCCTGTTTGGGATCTGTAGGCTGCTTGCCGAGTACCTGAGTGGTGGCAGCTTCATACGATCCGCCGAGCTTCTCAAGTGCGCCGACGTGGTCGCCTCGCTGGATTGCGTTGACTGCTTCCTCATAATTTTTAATCTTTGAATCGTTTTGCTTTACCTCTTGCTGCTTCCGAAATAGTTCTCGTTCTCGTTTGGCAACCTCTAGAAACTTCTTGCTGACTTCCGGCTTTGCTTCCGGCGTCTCAGGTTCCTCGGCTGCAACCGGTTCCGGTTCAGGCTCCGGTTCTGCTATTTCTTCTTGGACTTCTTCTTGTTTTTCTTCTTGTACATCATCGGATACCTCGATTCCTTTTTCTTCTAACCATGTTGAAATTTGCCTCTGTGACTCTTCCTCCAGACGCTGGTCTTGGAGTGCCTCGTGGTCAATTGCTTCTTGGGTTTCAGTCTGTTCCTCTACTGTTTCGGTTTGCTCTTCTGTCATAGGAGATCCTTCTTTTCATGTTGATAAATCTCCTGTTCGTCTAACTTGGCAACGTCTCTGGCGGAGGTGCAGTGTCAACCTCCGGTGATAATTCTAGTGGCGACTCGGTGACCATCTCAGCCGGTCCTGCCTGTTCCTCATCAACCGGCGGAGCGCCTTGGAGCATGGACAAGTCTGGTGTCATCGGCGTGGTTGCCTCATCGATCAGTGCTTGTGCCTGACTTATAAAAATCTGCATTAAGGAAAGTTTCTTCTGGTCAACGCCTTGTTGCATTGCTTCCAGATATGCCATCTGCATTCTCGACTTGGCAAACTCCAGGTTCATGTAGGAATCCGGTGCAACCAGTTCCTCGTCGTCTAGGATTTTAGAGATGCGCCACTCGATGTCGTTCTCGGCTGCTTCCATCCAGTGTGTGACCGAGGCCAGATCCGGATAGTCTAAGAGCTTGGTGATTTGCTCTTTGCTATCAATCACTCCCATGTTGATTAGTTCCTGCACGGTCTGGATACGTCCTGCCGGTGTGCTTGGGAGTAGTGAGATCGGAAACGCCTGAAGTTCGTAGTCCTCTTGCGCCATCCGGACATCCTTGAAGTCGGAAACGTCAAAGCCTTTTTTCCGCATCGATCTTACGGTGTAAGAACCGGAATCTTCCACAATCTCCTCGGCAAGATCCATGTACCAGGATGCAGCATCCATGAAGGCTTGCTCGTACCTTTGAGCAGTGAGCATGTGCCTCTCGGTTTCGATGTCAGTGTAGATCCTCAAAGCGACGCCGGAGTCGAGTCCGCTTGGTTTCCTACCAGTTGCAGATAATTCTGAGATCCCACTGATCTCATAGGCTCGTTGAAGTAGACGATCCAGGTGATTGTATACCTCACCGGACATCGCTTGAGGAACATACGCCACCGGAGGTTGTTGTCCGGCATACATGAGGATCGTTCCAGGTGCATTCCTCAGATGGTTTGGTGATACCTTGGAACCAATTGGAACGAAAAAGTAAGGCGACGACATGAGTGCCATCGATTGCTGAATCCGGATCAAGAGGCTATTGATCTCACGTTGAACCGGATCAAGCTGCTCGACAAGGCTCGTGCCTGAAAATCCGAGAGGAGCATCGGACCATCTCAGAAACACAAATGGAAACTTGTCGTAGTTCCAGTGTTCATCGAGCAGCGTGACTCCGTCCAGACAGATGACGTGCCGTCCATCGTCTGAGTCTTCGCTAGTTGGCAAGTGCCATCCTTCATAGCAATCAGTCAGTTCCTGCTCGTGGTCGGTTTCTTGAGAGTAGGAATCTGCAATGCCGGAGGCCTCAATTTGCTGAGACTTTTCCGGAAACATGTGGATCAGAGAGGACTTGTGCATCTCCATCCGTTGAAACATGGACCGTGGTGCAGCATACAAAGCCTCGTCAAAGTCCCAAAAAATATGGTTTGAGAAGACACGCTCAGATTTAATCTTGTCGCCTTCACGGAAAATCTTGAGGACGCCAAGATCCTGAACACATGCGTCAGTGAAAATTCTCGGCATGAGGTTGTAGAGGTTCTGTTCCATAAACAGACCTTCCATTGAATCACCGAGACGTTTTGCTTTTCGCCGGAGCATGTAGTCGCCTTGGCGTGTCAGGTATAGAGGCCGAGGCTTATTTCTACCGATCTTGGAAGTGATGGTGTCCACCTGACTTTGTGCCACGTTCAGGCGCATCACGTTGGGATTGAACCGCATACCGGCTTGCTGGCCTTTGAACAAGGCGCCGGAGGTTCCTAGTTGTGTGTAGTTTTTTTGACCATACATCCGCATAAATTCCAGATTGGACTGGATGCGCTCGGAATGGTCTTGCTGAAGCTTCTGGACTAAGTCAACAACGGCGTTGCAGACTTCAGAGTTGTTATGTTCGTACCAATACATCTGACGGCTCCGACGAGAAGAATTTCAGTTGCTCTTCTGTCAGTTCCGTTGATGCGTGTGCTTTCTCTGGCATCATTTCTGTGTAGTCAGGCATAAATTCCACCTCGATTCCGAGGCCGGAAAAACGTGCTACTTTCTTGTCTTTTAGAAAGACGGTCAGGTCTTTGATCTGATCTATGGATGGACGGATCATTTTTCTCTAAATTGTTCTGGCATCTCTGCTTCTAGTTCGGCGCCATAGTCTTCTGGTACTCCATCTGGAAAAATATAATTGAGATAATTCTCACGAGTGATTTCTATACCACTCATTTTCATTGCCTCAATTGTTGGATCATCGCTCCCATTCTGGCGCATCGATTCCTCCTGCATGGTCAATTGCTTGTTGTCTTGCCTCATCAAGTGTCAGCTTGCCTTTCTTATGTTGCAACCAGATGTCTTGAATTATTTTCTGGTTTGTTGGGTTTTTATATCCGGCAGGATACAATCCACGGATTGCTTCCCATGTAATAGACTGCATTTCTCTCGGCAATATACCACGTTCCTTGGCTGCACGTCTATATGCTTCCGCAAACATGGCATAGGTGCCTTGAATGCCTGTTACCGAGGAGTTTTTCGGATTTAATGTGCCTGGACTAGAGGTTGCTAAGTTGTGTGAAACCTCCATTGATTTTCCAGATAAAGGTCGCATCAGACCGGCTGCAACGGCATGGGTGTCAATGGTGACCGATTCATGCGCTCCATTAGGATCAATGATGTTATTGTAAAAATTACGGACCTTATGCTGGTTGCCGAGTCGTTGCGTAATGTTTGCCATAGAAGGATCTTCTATCACACGGATTGCTTTTTCTATTTCACGGAAAGATCCCCATCCAGTTCCTGCTTCTTCACCTTTGCTGGTCAAACGAACATCGGCAAATTCACCTTCTGGTGTCACAACTCGGTGATTCCGTGGCATGTAAGTCTCGTCATAAACACGGAGCCAGACTGCCTTGTCACTAGCATTTTCTATTTCGTTCAGCGTTTTTCCACGGATACGGTCCAGTGTCTTAGCATACTGAGGCTTGCCTAGTTTATCTTGTGCCATTGCTTCCATTGCATCGTCCCATCGTTCATCACCTCGACGGATGACAATCTCCATGACACGTTCTCCTAGACTGACATTTTTAAACCAATCCATTTGTGGCGACAATACTGCAAAAACACCGGCTGCAGATTCTTTTGGAATCTCATATTTTTTGCCGAAATCTTCTGCAATTTTATTTGCGCCGTCATACCAGAGTTTTGATCTTTGCCTTGTTGCATCCGGAACTTGGTCGTGTAGGTACAACAAATTGTCCTTAACGTGTTCAACAAACTGCTCACCTTTTTTCGCCGGTGTGCCTTTTAGTTTTAAGTTTGGATAGGCTTCAACAACCTTGACGTTGTGTTTAAACTGAACCGGATCTTTTTGCATCGTTTCCAGATCAACAATCAGCAAATCTTCAACTGGATCTTCTGTCGCTTTGACTGCCGTCGGAAACCGAGTCGATACAATTTTTAAGTCACCAATTTTTTGAACTGGTTTTGCTACGTTCTTGAGACTTCCGGCAAGCG